AATAACTTGTTGAGTGACACATTATATGAAATTGAAAAGAATGGGATTAAATTAAACTTGGAAGAGTTTGAGAAATTTTATCCAGATAAAAAATATGAAAATTATGCTTACACTCAATATAACATATATAACCCTACAGGTAGACCAAGTAATAATTTTGATGGTATTAATTATGTAGCCTTAAATAAAGATAATGGATGTAGGAAAAGTTTTGTTTCTCGTTATGATAATGGTTATTATCTTATGGTAGATTTTACAGGATTTCATCCATATATTGTAAGCAGTTTAATTAATTACAAAGTTCCTGATGAAGAAACTATATATGAACATCTAGCAAAAAAGTATTACAATATTGTTAATGTTACTTCTGATGATATTTCAAAAGCTAAGAAATTAACAATGGTAAACTTATATGGAGACATTAAAAAGGACTATTTAAAAATTGAGTTCTTTAAAAAGACAGACGAGTTAAAAAATAAGTATTGGGAAACTTTTTTAAGAAAAGGATATGTAGAATCACCTATTTATAAACGTAAGATTACTAATCATCATATTAAAGATGCTAACAAAAATAAGTTATTTTCTTATATTATACAAGCAACTGAAACTGAATACGGGATTAACAGTTTAGATAGATGTATAAAATTTGCTGGTGATAAAAAGATAAAGCCAATTTTATATGTATATGATTCAGTTGTGTTTGATGTTGATAAGTCAGTAGACAAACAAGATATATTAGATCTCATTGATATTTTTAAAAGTAACCGTTTTAAAGTAAAAGCGTATGTTGGAAAAAATTATGATGATTTGGTATGTATTATAAATTAAACTATATTTATAAGATATGGATTTTTTATCATTATTAGATAATATTTGCTGTGATAGTAGAGTAAAAAATGGAATTCCAGATTTAAACAATCCGGAATTTTGTTTCGTTTTACAAGAATACCTAATAAACGAGGGTTATTCTTTAGATGAGGTACTTGATAAAACTTATATGTTATTTGAAAAAGGAAGATTTCCTGAAAGACAGGCATATAATAAAGACGGTATTTTAGTCACATTTCCAAGTAAAGAATATAAAGATAAAGCAATTAATAAAGGAACCCATTTTGCTGAGAATCCTAAAAAACAAGATCCTACTGTTTTTGCTGATCAAGACCCAGAATCACTATCAACCGCGGATATAAAACAAGATGAAGATCCTGATAATGTTACATTAGACGATTATGTTGAAGATTTTGATGAAAATGATGTTGATGATCGTACACAAAAAGAAAAAGAACAAGATTTTGATGTTGTACAATCAATGTTAATTGATGAACCACTTTTACCTTCCGAAAAAATTTATGATTTAGAAGAACTTAAAAATAATTACGAAACATATGGAATGTACGGGAAGGGTTTAAACTGGTATGACTCCGATGGTAATATTGTTGGAGAACAATACTATGATGAAAAATTAGAAAAGAATGTAGTTAGAATTTTATCCGAAGTATCTGCCGGATATAATAAATTACAAAAACAGACTTCAAACAATGCTCCAATTTTAGAAACTCCACCTTTATTGAAGTTAAATTTTTTAGGAATAAATTCATATAAGTCTTTAAGCAAATTTGTAAGTTCTGGTGAAATGAATAAATATGATTTTACAGACGAGTCAAAATCATGGTTTAAACAAGCAATTAATTATTTATCAAAAACTAAAGATGAAGATGATATAAATTCATTCATGTATTGGTTTGATAATGCAGGTGGTACATCCGAAACTTTAAATAAAATAGGAAAGGGAACGGCTACAGATTTTATTCATGGAAGCATACTGAATTATTATAGACTAATAAATCAAAAAACAAATATAGATGATGATTCTAAAGAAAATACTGCTGATATAGTATTAATATTTGGTGGAAATAAAAATGATTTGTTAAATAATTTACAAAATATATCAAGTGAACAAGATTTAAAAATAAATAAAAGTGGAATAATTTCTTTTAAACAAAATCCTAATTTGGGATTTGCACAAGTTTCTTTAAAAGCCGGTATTGCTAGACTTGGTAAAATAACTAAGAAATTTTTCTCATATCTAAATAAAGGTGCTGACGATTCACTTAATGAATCACTAAATGTTTCGGATTTAATATCAAATTTTAAAAGCAAAATATCTGGTATAGGTAAATTATTATCTAAAAAATCTGGTGACATTTATAATTGGTTTCTAAACAAAGTTAACAAAATATATGAAAGTGTTACCAGTATATTTAGATCAATACCTATGTCTGATATAATATCACAAGATAAAACTTTGGAAAGTCTTGAGGATGATATATTAAGTTCTTCAGAAGAAGATGTTGTTTCAGAAAAATTAAAGCCAGTATTAATTACAAATTGTAATTATGAAGCTATGGAAAATTTTTATAATTTTTATAAAAAATTAGGATTTAAAGATTTAGTTAAAAAATACGACTCATATAAATCTTTAAGTAAAGCAGGTGGATTTGTTATAAATGTGAGTCAAATAAATAAAGAACATTATTCGAATATAGAATCTGGTATAGAAAAAGTATATGACATTTTTAAAAATGCCATAAAAAATTTAAAAGAAGTAAGAAAAAATTGCATATCGACTGGTGAATCTGTAACGAGAGAACAACTTTCTCCTGTATTGAAATTAAGAGCAAATCATATTGCTTTGAGAAAAATAAATGAATTAATAAACAGCATCAAAAATAATTCTAACGTTCCAAATATTCAGACTAAAGACTTACCACAAATTGCTTCTGAATTAAGCGGTGAAGCTATCTTTGGTAAAAATTTATCATTACCACTTTTTAAATTTACAGGATATAAAGTAATTTACTACGGCACAAAACAACAATATATACGTGGTAAACAAAAACAATTTTCAGATAATATTTCTAATGAAGGTGTAGAGCCAGGTTATATACACATATATCAAACGCGTGGAGATGATTCCTTACATTTCCAAGTTTTCATGTATTTATTATTTGATATAGTTGTGGATAAAAAAGAAATCGTACCGATGTATTCAAGAATAGCATTCACTGTTGGAAGCGGTAGTAGATTTGCATTTAATATAGAAATGAATGAAGTGTTTCCTTTAGACAAAGTGAAAAAACAAATGGAAAAATGAGTGCTTTGAGCATTAGGGATAAAATATGAACAATTTAATTAAAAAACAGCTGATGTGTAGATTCAGCAACAGTAAAACATATACGAACGACATCGATGATATACAAAAAAATTGTACTTTAATTGATAATAAAATTTTTGTATTAGCAAATGAAAATAACTTACGAGAAATTTATTTAACTTTTAATATTGAAAAGAAAGAAAATGTTAAAGTTAGATATCCAAGTACAATTAGTATTCATAGAAAAAAACAGACAAACACATTGTATACTTTAAATGCAATGAATCGTTTGATCGAAGAAGAAAACAATGGTGTATTTGATAATACTTATCAATTACAATGGGAACTTTATAAAGATTCGATTATTTTGATAAATGATCCAGGCGTAAAAATTGTCCCATTAAAATTGTTTTCTATCATAAATTTTTAAATTAACTAATTAAAAAAAACTTTTAACTTGACGGTCAGGTATATATCATATATTCTGACTTCAAGTTAATTATTAAATGATTAACTCAATTAACACTTAACAAATAAATAATTATGGCAATAGATATTAATAAAATCAAGAATAGGCTCAGTTCACTGAGTAACACAAACAATAAGTCTAACCTTATTTGGAAACCCAACCCAGGCAAACAAACTGTAAGAATTGTATCTTACAAGTATGTTCCGGAAAATCCCTTCATTGAATTGAAGTTTCATTATAATGTAAACGGGAAAACTTATCTAAGTCCAGATACATTTGGTCGTCCTGACCCAATTGTAGAGTTTTCTAATAAATTGAAAACTACTGGTGATAAGGAAGATTGGAAGATGGGTCGTAGTATTGAACCTAAGTTGAGAACTTTTGTACCTGTTATTGTACGGGGAGAAGAAGGTCAAGGTGTAAGGTTCTGGGGATTCGGTAAACAAGTTTACCAAGAACTTCTCAGTATTATCGCCGATCCAGATTATGGTGATATTACTGATTTAGCAAGCGGTCGTGACGTGACGGTTGAATTCAAAACAGCTGAAGAAGCTGGTAAGAATTATCCAGAAACCAGTATTCGTGTCAAGCCAAATACAACTCCAGCAGTTGATCCAGGCGATAAGAACATGATGGAGATGTTGAAGAGTCAAACTAATATTATGGATCTGTTTCCTGAACCATCTTATGATGATTTGAAGGACGTTATGGATTCTTGGTTGAATCCAGATGGAGAATCCGATACTGTTAGTTACAACTCTGATTCTGATGATTCTGATGATTCTGAGGATGAAGTTGTTGAAGAAACTGATGTTGAAGTTGAAGAAACACCAGTTGCTAAAAAGACAGTTAAGTCTTCAAAGAAACCAAAGTCAGATGATGTAGCAGCGGCATTTGACGAACTGTTTAATTCTTAAATTATAATAAGCGGTGAGGTTTTTTTATAATCTCACCGCTTCTACTTATAAACGTTATATGGCTAAAAAATCAAAAAATATATCGGATCAACGTGATGATCTTTTGGAAATGTTGGCAGATGAACTTAATAAGTCCAATAAAGATGGTGGTAAAGTCGCATACTTTTTGGATGAAGAAGAAAATCCTGCCGATGTAAAAGATTGGGTCAGTACAGGATCGTCGATGTTAGATTTAGCCATCAGTAATCGTCCTCATGGTGGATTGCCTGTAGGAAAAATGGTTGAATTCAATGGGTTGGAAGGAACTGGAAAAAGTTTGATTTCAGCACACATTGTTGCAAATACACAAAAGAAAGATGGTGTAGCGGTTTATATTGATACTGAGAATGCAGCAGCTCCTGATTTTTGGAAAAGTTTGGGAGTTGATCTTAAAAAGATGGTATATGTTCAAGCAGAAACTGTTGAAGATATATTTGAAAACATGGAAAAGATTATTGCTGTTGTTCGTAAATCAAATAAAGATCGTATCCTGACAATTGTTGTGGATAGTGTTGCAGCAGCGTCGTGTAAAACCGAACAAGAAAGTGATCATGGTAAAGATGGTTACGCAACTACAAAATCAATTGTTATTAGTAAAGCTATGAGAAAAATTACTAATATGATTGGTAAACAAAAAGTGTTAACTGTATTTACAAACCAATTACGACAAAACTTAAATGCAATGGCATTTGGTGATAAGTATGTTGTATCTGGTGGTAAAGCATTACCATATCACTGTAGTGTCCGTGTACGATTGAACAATACTGGAAAGTTAAAGAAAGGAACCGATGTAATCGGTAATAGTTGTAAAGCAGTAATTGTAAAAAATCGTATGGGACCACCCCAAAAGTCCGCTGAATTCGAAATCTATTATGATTCTGGAATTGCAGATTATGCTAGTTGGATCAAGGTTATGAAAGAAAATAAACTTGTTACACAAGGCGGTGCATATTATACGTATAAACCCGATAATGGAGAACCCATTAAATTTATGAGTAAAGATTTTGTAGAAATTATGGAATCAGATTCTTCTCTTAAAGAACAGGTTTATCAAAAAATATGTGACGCAGTTGTTATGAAGTACAAAGATCCAAATAGTAAGATCGTCGAAGATGCAGAATTATCTACTGAAGACGATGCTGGTGAAAATCAAGAAAATGATTGATCTTGTCGTCGATTCCCGTATAATCAAATACGAACTCTAATTGCACACGGGGGTTTCTACCCCCGTTTTTCTTTATGAATATAAATGATAAAAAAAAGTTATGGTCTCTTTTTCAAAATATGCCTGAAGAAGAGAAAAACAAAAGTGTTTCTAAAAGCAAAAATTCCGATGTTTTACTTATAGATGCATATAATACTTTTATTAGAGGATGGACTGCATCTCCAGCGATGAATGAAAACGGAGATCATACGGGAGGAATCTCTAGCTTTCTGAAAAGTATGGGTTATGCAATTAAATTAATAAAACCTACTAGAGTTATTGTTGTTTTTGATGGTAAGGGTGGTTCACAAAAAAGACGTAAAATTTATCCCGATTATAAGAAAGGTAGGAAAACTAATTTGAGGATTAATAGAACATATGAAGATAATGTTCCAGATAACGACAAATCATTTCAGAGAGAATTAATTAGGACAATTAAATATTTAGACATACTTCCAGTTACAACAATGTCCGTTGACAATATTGAA